GCGACCAACTATCCACAATTAACGTCAAATACTATTCACCACCTCTCGAGATTCAGCACATAGCAAGAAAAGGTAAGAGTAAACTTTTAAAATCACTGTTCAAGCGAGATAAATTTAAGAAAAGAATGAGTATTTATTATGTGGATCGTAAGAACAAAGAGGTACATCTACATGGATCTGCGTATGTGCCATCTGAACTTGTGTCCTTTCCCGTTGTAGCTAAAGAATGCGCATTTGTTAATTGCGTGTGTGATGTGGGAGTAATACTACATGAAGCGGCCTTCGTGAGGTATAAATTTTTTGAAGCAAAACGGCAGCCCGACATAGATCTGATGTATAGCAACCTTCTTGCTCAGGTAGAAAGTAGGTGGGATGGGAAAGGAGAGTATTTTCTCAAAAAGAACGACCTCGACGTTGTGACCCAAGCAAAGTTGAGGATTATGGCTAGTCGCCCAGGGAATCAGATACGAATTAGTCCCCCTTTTGAATATAGCGCTTGTCCCATGGAAGAAAAAATGCAAGTGATGACACCAATGGTCAGTGCCTACCGCAGCTATGATTGGTTTACGAATAGACGTCATTTTTCAAAGCGTGATATATTCAATAATTGGTTGCCATGCAGATCGCTTACAGATATTCTTGTCCAAGGCACAGCAAAGAACTATAATCCCAATATTCCAAGCGTTTATAATATGGCATATGGGGAAGTTCGTGGCAGACCCAATGCCTGTTATAGCCATGAAAGCCTATATCCTGTGAAAGTACCAAAACTGATTGAGAAGTATAATAAGCCGACTGATACCATGAATGATTTTTGTAAGAAGCTTGTTTCGTTGTGGCCTGATGCCCTAAAGTTATTGAACGAAGATTACTTAGAAACGAGCCATCTTAAACATTCTTATACTTTTCATGTCGACAAAAATCGCGTCTGCGGAATCGTTGGCCCACCCAAATCATCTTTTGGCTTAAGAGCTGGACCAACTGTATCACATACTAGTAGATATGTGAAAAAGACTTTTACGGTGAACGGTAAAAAGAAAGATCAGGAGGACTACACTAATAGAGTCGTCTGGGAGATGATAGAGGATATAATGAATGGTAACACACCACGTCACCCGGATCCCGTAGCGAATATGGTGTTAAAACAGGAAATGCATATTTTGCCAGATGAGTGGTGGTTATTATCTGAGGAAGAACTGATGAAGGAACTTGATCGTATAGCTGAAAAGGCAAGAGAGTATTTTATCATGTCCTATCCTGACTATAAAATTGGAATATTGTGTCAAGGGTATCGTCAAAAAGTTGAGAGAGGAAACGTTATAAGAATAGGGCACAAATGGGACTATGGCGGTGCCTATCGTGCTGCTCAATACATGCGCTACAATGTGCCGACAATGAATTTTTGGACTAGTGATATAAAGGGTCAAGATACTGGAATTTTAGCAGCCCTTTTGCAACTGTATGCAGCAACTGCAGTTTATTATCTGGATAAAGATAAGACGGGACCCATGATGGAAAAGGTATATAGAATGCTGTGTAAGCTTTATGGACAGAATCTGGCTTATAAGATTGTCCATCAATTTCATGACATATGGGTCGTAATAATGGGTTGTATGCCTAGTGGGTCATTGTCCACGTCCCATGGAGACTCATGGATTTTGGCATTTGCATTTTGCCTTTTTCTTATCCACACTATGTCTGTCAATCCCTTAGTAGCCAATCGAATTAGGAAAGAAATAACCGACAGACTAGTCCCTCTGATGGTGTATGGCGACAACCTTGTGCTGGGCTGTCGTGATATAATAAAGAAATGGGTTAATATAGACGCATTTGCGGAGTTTTGTGGCAAAGCGTTTGCATGGGAATTCAAAGAGATTCAGCGTGAAGTGCCTTTTCTATCAATTCCTGATGGTAGTGGTGGCTATTTAGTGCAAGGAGTTGTGTTTCTGCAGCGAACCTTCATAGAATCAAAGGATACTGAATTGCCTCCCGTAGTATCGTATAAATCTCTTTATAAAACTGTGGTGAAGTTAGCACATGGGAAGGGGGAAGAGAGGACTCCAATAGATTGTATGATGGCTTGTATTGGTCATGCTTATGATACTAAAGGTACCAATAAAATTGCTTATGACTTTGTGCGTTATGTCTATTATTATATTTCCAAACATTATGGTGTAGATGAAGATAAGTGGTTCGAATTGTTCCTTAAAGGAGATTTACGTGATGGGAGCGTGGAACGGTTAATGAAAAAGACAGGAATAACCATAGAGGAGCTTCAGGCGGGATTTCCTTCAGAAGTGGTTCTAAGAAAACGACAAATTTGGGATGAAGAAAAGAGTAAGATAGAATATGAG